ATCAATCATGCAAGAACAATTTGCTCGCGTGTTTGCTCAGACTGAGGAAGCGGCTCTCTTGCCTCACACCAATGTGAGCGGTGCTCCGACCTCTTTGTTTAACACGACAAGTCTGCCAACCAGCGCGGCGGGTGCTTCAACCATTACAGCGCAACAGATCATTGATTGGGTCTATTCGTTACCTCGTCAATATCGTGTGCATCCATCCTGTGCGATGATCGTGGCTGATTCAACTCTTGCGGCATTGCGTGCGTTGACTACTCCAGTGACGACCACTACAAGTGGTGCGGCGGCTCCTGCGTACTTCTGGCAGAACGGATATCAGAACGGCGGAAGCGGTAATGCTCCAGAGCCAGATCGAATCTTGGGCATTCCTGTTTACACATCGGCGGCGGTTGCCGCTCTTGCCACTGGCAAGTTCGTTGGTCTGCTCGGTGCGTTTGATTACTGCTTGTTTGCAAGCGCGCAAAATTACGAAGTAAAGGTGCTTCGTGAACTTTACGCGGCGACAAATGAAATTGGAATCGTGGCCAACAGCCGCATCGATTCCAAACTGCTTTTGCCGACACTCGCTTTCGTTGCGCTCAAGTGCGCCTAATCACTGAATTGAATTGACACAACCCCCGGCTCGCAGAAATGCGTGCCGGGGATTTATGGCGAAGGTGCGAATGATTCATACTGCGGCCGACGGCAAGAATATATTTCTCGCTGGCGATGTCCACGATGTCGCTGATGCCATTGCGACCGATTGGGTTGTTGGCGGTGTCGCTGAGTGGGCGCAAGATGAAGTGCGCTGTTGCACTAAAGCAGTGCCGTGCAAAGCAGTAAAGAAGGGAGCGACTCCGCGATGAAGGGAAACGCATACATCCCATTCATGCGATCTCGCGGCGACGGGTCCACGCTGAATTTGGATTTTACAGGTGGCTCTTTAGATTCTCGCGTGGTTCTGACACGATCAGCCAACACGGCGACCTACATCAATTCATCTGGCTATGTCACTACGGCCGTGGCGAACGAAGCGCGCTTTGATTACGACCCAACGACGCTTGCGGCAAAAGGGCTTTTGATTGAGGGAAGCGCAATAAATTTATTTATTTACAGCGCGGATTATACAAATGCCGCGTGGTCAAAAGGTGATGTTACGGCTACGGCGGCAAGCGGAACAAGTCCCGAAAATGCGAATACAGCAGTTTCTATTTTTGAAAATGGGACAAACTATGCAGAACATATTTTCCAACAAAGCCGCGCTGTATCAACAGGAAATGTATACACATTTTCTTTATGGGCAAAAGAGCCGACATCAAATAGTCGCAGATATTTGATAATGCAAATCGCAGACGGACAAGCGACAGCCTCTAGATTCACAATCAATATTGATTTGCAAGCGGGGACAATACTTACAACTGGAACTATTAACGGCACAGAGGGCGCGCCTACGGGTACTGCCTCATCAATTACAGCATATGGAAATGGTTGGTATCGATGCACTGTGACTATGAATTGCATCGGTGGAACTGCTTATATTTCATCTAAATTAAATAATGGCGCAACATTAAACGGAAACGGAATATCCCAATATTATATTGCATCTTCACCATACAAAGGCGTTTTAGTTTGGGGCGCACAATTTGAAATAGGCACTAACGCTAGTTCCTACATTCCAACGGTCGCTAGTCAAGTAACCCGCAACCCCGATCTTGCATTGATGACCAGCACCAACTTCTCAAGTTGGTTCACAGGTGGAACTACAGGCACATTCTTTGTCGATTTCCACGGAGGTGTGCGCGGGATTACTTCGACTGTGCGGAGCGTGATTTCAACTAGCGACCAAACGACAAAGCATCTTCACTTGCAACAAGCAAGCGCGGCGGGCGTGTTAAAGGTTGCGGATTTTGGGGCGGCTCACAGCGTTTCAACTGCCAACACAATCACAAGCGGCGCGCGAACCAAAGGCGCATTTAACTTTGACGGTGCAACTTCGACCGTCAATCTTTGCTTGAACGGTGGAACAGTTGCGACATCTACAGCGATTGCGTTTAGCGTCGCGCCGACCTGGCTTGTGCTTGGTGGAACTAGCACCGATGGCTCAACGCTCACGGATTTGACCACAGTTCTCAACGGAAGCATTCGACAAATCAAGTACTACCCAACCGCGCTCACCAGCGCGCAACTGATTGCGATGTCAACATGATCGACTATTTCCTACGCACATCTACTAGGTCGAATATGGAAGCGTGTCTGATCGCGGCGGGTGTCGCTGTCCGCAACGCCAGCGGCGACATCATCGGGCAGTGGGAAGGTGGCCGCGTGGATATCGACTTCATCGGCAAGATTTACGGAATAGTTGATGAGGAAAGCGTGGTGATTGACGACCGCTACCACGCAAATTTAAGAGTTAGCGGTGGCACATTAACGCAATCCCAAATAGATGAATTCCCAATCCTCGACCCCGCACCGACAAGTCCGATGAGAGTATTCGCATGAGAGTCAACACCACGATCACGACTGCTCCAAGTTTCGAGCCGATTTCGACTGCGCAAGCCAAAGCGCATCTGCGCATATTTCACTCGCTCGACGACACCTACATTGCCGCAAGCACGAGCGGGTCGACATCGATCATCACGACAGCCCGACAGATGATCGAGAACTATTGCGGCATCGCAATTCCGAATACGACATTTACATCGGTCTACGATTCGTTTCCATCAAATGCTTTAATCAGCGGATCAAGCGGCGAGGTCTACAACGGCTCGTCCTACGAGATCGCACTGCCGCGCTCGCCGCTAGTCAGCGTGACAAGCGTGCAGTATGTCGACACCGACGGCAACACGCAGACCTTGTCAGCGTCAACCGACTACACGGTGAAGTCGTACAACGGCATTGGCCGCGTCCAGTTGCTCGACGGAAAATCATGGCCATCACTCGTCGGCGGCGGCGCAGGCGTGGTCACAGTTGTCTATGTCGCTGGTCACGGCTCAAGCGCAACTACGATCCCGATCGCACTCAAGCACGCCATCTTGATGATGTGCTCAACGCTGTACGACTACCGATCCACACTTGCACCGGGTCAGCAGTACGAAGTTCCCGGCACGATCAAGGCGCTCATCGCCCAATACAAGTCGGGTGAATACCAGTGAACAGCGGCATGATGCGCACTCCGCTTGTGATCAAAGTGCGCACGCAGGCGCTCGGCACCTTCGGCACGCCGACCTACACCTACACGACTGGCGACACAATCTTCGGCGAGATCAAAGACTCGAGCGCGGTGGAGAAGACAAACCACATGGCGCTTCAACAGATCGTCACGCATCAGATCACAACCAACTTCTACCCGGGAATTAACAACTACGACCGCTTCACCGCAAGCCTGAGTCGCTCGACATTGGGCACGACGATCAGCACCACATTCGAGATCATCTCCATCGTCGACTACAAGTCGGCGGGTCACACGCTCATCATGCAGTGCCGAGAGGTGGATTCGTAATGTCGAGCAGTGGCAAGATAATCAAAGGCTTGGATCAGTTCCTTGATCAGATGAAGACTTTGCATAGCGACGATATCTACAAGATCTTGCGCAAGGCTGAGATCAAGGCGTTGACCGCGCCGCGAGGCAAACTTGCAAGCATGTACGGCACATATGTGGGCAAGAACGATATCAATCAGACCGACGCGCAGAAGTCGTGGCGCTGGCGTGCAAAGAAGCATCAGCCTATGCATCCGATCAGGGAGAGCCGACTGCGCATTGCGAAAAATATCTACAGCAACGAAATCATTCCAAAAGAAATTGGCAAGAACAAGGCGACTGTGTGGGCGCGCATTTTTGGCAGGACGCAAAACTCCTGGCTTATTGAGCACGGAAGATACCTTAATCCAGCGAGAAAATACACAGGTTGGAAAGTGTTTGAGAAGTTCTTCAAAATGTACGGCGCAACGATCAACGCCAAATTCACCGAGGACATCGGGATCGGACTCGAAAAGGTCTTTGCGCGAGTTGCAAAAGAGATCAATAAGGCGCACCGATGAAATTCGTAGAAGCCATCCATCTCGCATTGCAACAATCCACAACCGTCATCACGGCTGTGGGCAGTTCGGCAAAGATATTTCAATCATTCGCCGCGCCGACAACATCAGCGCCGTTCATCGTGGTCGGATCGCAAAGCGACGACGCGCTCAACCCGACGATCAAGGGCACAGGCGACACCGTGCGGCTTGCGACTTTGACAGTTGACTGCGTCAGTTCAAGTCTGTTGCAAGCGACCAACATTGCAGACCATGTGCGGGTCGATCTGTACAACTCAGCGGGATCGCTTGCGACCGCGAGCAACAGCCCGATGGTCATCCAAAACATTCGTATTGACGGCTCAAACATGGCCTACGA